AATCATCATCACCATTTGTCTGGGACTCCACCCACTCAGCATTATTTCGACAGTATGCATCAGCATCTATTTCCATATGCCAGTGGGTGACGGTATGAAGGGTCTGTATCACACACATCATACCAATTAATAATACAGGCCCTGCCCATAAGGGATGCATCATTACATCACCTGCCTTCTTCAAGATAGATAATCCTTACGAGCGTGATGCTCAGGTACTATCTTACCTAACTTGACAACGAGGAGTCCGTCGGTGAAGTCCACCCCTGTGACTTGGGTGTCTTCTGCGATTGTCCACGTGCGTTTGAAACTTCTTTTCGCCAGTCCTCTGTGGACAAACGTTTCTTCCTCCGTGGGTTCAGGTTTGGCTCCTTCGACATGAAGTTTTCCATACTCGGTGTAGACATTTACCTCATCCCTGTTGAAACCTGCTAGTGCCACTTCAAGACGTGACTCTATATTATTTACATTAATTATATTAAACGGTGGATAGTTTTGTGGTTCTATCGTGTTGAAGTTTTGGAAGTAGTCCTCCAATCCTATGCTGTTTGTAAAGACAGTATCCATCAGGTTCCGTAAATCGGCTGCACGATACTTCTGAATCTTACTGGTAGTCATTTCCATTGATCTCCTTGTTAAGCGAGTGTTAAATTGTGGACCCCCGAAGGCGGCCACAATTATTTATAGCACGGACTCTATCATGTGTCAAGCGGTTATCCGTAATTGGTACATTTGTTACAGTACGGTTTTTGCTAAATAGAAGTACTTCTACTTAGGATAATTGAATGAAAAAAGCATTCTTGCTTTTTGGTATGATTTTGATGAGTGGCACAGCAGCACGTGCCGACCTGACTCATAGACTTAGTAGCTCGACTCAACTCCAAGTAGATGCGGGTTATACTCAAGTTTCTAGAGCAGCGAATACATATAGCACTAGTGGATCTGGTGTCTCAACAACTGTAACACCTACTGGTGGTAGTGCAGCAAGTAGTCTTGGTGGTATCACTGCTGTAAGTAATGCAGGTGTTGCTACTGTTACTCTGCCTGATGCAGCACAGACAACCCAAGGAAATGCATATAGTTATACACAAAGCGTAAGTCTAGGTGACGCTATCGTTACTACTGCTGCCGATGTAGGAGATGTATTAGGTTACTCCAATATAGTATCTACTGCTCCTGGTACCAAAGATACGCTGGCTGGTACCATCACCAGTGCTGGTGCCATGACCATAACGGCTGGTGGGGCTGGCACCTCGGCCACGGGACAATTTGTCACAGAGGTCACCATACGCTAGGAGTATACATAATGAAACGAGTTTTAGTACTACTACTGCTTAGTTTCGGTGGGACTGCTGCACATGCAGTCCCTGTGGTACCAAACTTTCAGCAGGGAAGTATGACTAGTCATACCGAGACTGAAAGTACGGTCACGGAGACCATAAATTCAGTTGACATGAGGACAGGATGGGAATACACAGTGAGTGGGGTAGGCATTTCAAACGATGGAGCAGCATTAAACCCCAACGTGAATACATCAACAGTGACGGTGAATCCGTCCGTAGGATCAGGAGAAGCAGCCATAACAGGAGCAGTAACTTCATCCTTCGACAACTTAGACTTCGGAAGCAACGGGACGTTTACGATAACAACTCCAGGGGAGGCATTTCAATTCGTACAGAGCTATCAAGGACCAGGAGTCACCAACCAAACTCTAATACAAAGAGTCACCACCATAAAATCCGTCACGGATACAACAAGTACGTTTACCCAGTAATTGCAGCACTTCTCAGTGTCCAATGTTTACCTGCAAGAGCAGAAGTAGGTGGTGTATCAGCAACAGCGAACCCAATCGCTAATAGTTCTGGCTCAGTGACGAACCAGGCAATACAAGTTTTACAAGGTCCATACATAACCAACACCTATGGTGGTGGTGTCCAATGTCAAGGTAGTACCTTTAACCTGACTCCCTATATCCAATTTGCTGACAGCAGAAAGGATCCTTGGGAGGATTTTTATGATGAACCACAATATAATATGACTGATACCACTGGTAAAATGACAGAGCAAACTGTTACTGTCAAAAACTATCCTTGGGAAGAATGGTATGACACCAGAACTAAAGACGATGGTACCAGATGGTTTGAAGATGGTGCTGACATGCAGATAGAGATGGATATAGATGGTCCTGATGGTGTGCCTGACGTAATTAATAACGGTGGTACTATGACACCTTCATGGTACAAACCAATAAGGACTGATATGAAAGCAAACCAGTCCTTTAATGCAGGTCTCTCTGCTACTCTGTCTATACCATTAAATAGAAAGTTAGTTAAGCAGTGCCATGAGGCAGCTGCTGCTCAGATAGAGATGCAGACTCAATTAATATCTAACAAGCGGCTAGACTTTGAAATAGCTAGGTTAAAAAATTGTGGTGAGCTCAAGAAAGCTGGAATATTTTTCCATCCATCATCACCTTATCATTCAGTTTGTGCTGACGTAGTTGTTACTGCTCCAGGTGGTCAGATCATGCCACATGAGCATCAAATACCACAACCAAAGTGGACTCAACCTACTTCTTCTTCTTTAAAGTCTTCTTCAGTGGTAGTAACCCCTTCTTCTGACGGTACTGGTCTGCCAACACTTCAGATCGGGACGGTTTCCGAGTCTGACGACCAAGCATCTGATTAACCTTAGCCATAACCTTCTTCACAGCAGGTTTAATTACTTTAAGAAGAAGCTCTGCTATCGGTTTAGCAAATAAAGCAGACGCAGTTGCAACAGTAGCAATGGTTGCAGTGGTTGTTATTGTTCCTACAGATGGTAGATACTGGTCCACTATAGGGACAGGTTCCCAGATAGTCTCACAGATTTTACC